ATTACGGGTCACAACACATCCAGCCGCTGAACTCACGTCCGCTTCTCCTCGTCGCGGATCTCGATCCGGACCTTCCAAATCTCGCCGATCGCCATCGGCCCAAGCCCAGCACGCCGGTACTGCGCATAGCTCACCGCGACGTAGGAGCCGCGTCCATTGGGCATGATCAGGATGTCCGGGCGGACCAGCCACACGGTCGTCAGGATTGATTTCGGCTTCGCGCTCACACGTACCGCCGTAGCGTCTCGATCGCGATCGTGATCTCCTCGCGCTCGGCCTCGAGTGCCGCGATCGCGTCCTCCAGAGCCGGACGCTTCCGAGGCGGCTTCTGAGGACGGGTCGGCACCTTCTCGGGGATCCCGGCTTTCTTCCGGTAGTGGCGGCGCGCGTAGAGCCGGGCCTTGGCCTTCTGCTGCTCGAACTTGTCCGCGATCGCCTTGAGCCGGGCGTCCCGCTCCTCGGGCGTTTCCTTCTTCGCTGGCCGATCAGCTCGCGGACGGCCGCGCCTTGGGGACGGGTAGGGCGTCTCGCGGAGCCCCGCTTCGAGACCGCTCTCTCCTGGGCCGACCCGTTTCACTGCGGGTTCTGTCATCGCTTCACCGGAGCGAGCGGACCGAGGCTCTTGACCCAGCCTGAGACCTCGGGGTCCTCGACGAGCTGGCGCAGCGCCACCTTGTCGTAGCCGTGGCCGAGCGGTGAGGTCATCTCGTCCGCATGGACGACGATGGACGCGAGCTTCACCACAAGAGACATGTCGAGCGTCCACTTGGGCTTCTTGCCACTGCTCACGATCCCTCCGCCCAATCCCACAGCCCGAGCATCCCATTCACCGGAACAGGATTCCGGAACCACTCGGCGTCTTCGAGAACCCACGCGAATCGACCGTCCGAGTAGTCGCCGAGAGACCGCTCCATCGCGGTCAGCTGATACTCGACCGCTTCCACCGGAACGCAGTCCGCAAGGCGGCATCGACCGATGACTGCTCCCATTGGAAACCCGCCGTAGATTCCGATCGCCCTGGTCCTGGCGGTGTACGCCACGACGTTGGAGAGCAGGAACGTTCGCGCGATCGCCGGCATTCTCTTGGCGGCGTGGATGGCAAGCGGGCCGCGATACTTCGTGGACCAAGAGCGCGTCTCGTACTTCTTGACCCCGAAGGCCACGCACGACGCCCACGGCTGGGTGAGGGTGATCGCCTTCATATGCCCGCCTCGCAGTGATGGGCGTCAGCTGGAGCGCACTCGTTGCAGACCGTCGCGCCGCACCCCTCGCACGTCTGAGTCTCATCGGAAGTGGTGGCCAGGCCACAGTGGTCGCAGATCGTCTCCATGGGTGAATCGCGGCGGTCGCCGGGGGGCATATCACGCGAAACCGAACTAAATCCCCGCTTGGGGTGCGACCCCACGCCTTCGTGTGCACGACCGCTCTTCTTCTTCACGCCACCGCCTCGAGTTCCAGGAACTGCGCGCGCGCAACGGCCGCAGCCATCCCAGGCGGGACAGAATTGCCCACCATCCGGACCTGGGCCGTCTGCGTCATGGGCTTGCCGTTCACCAGCGGGCGGATGATGTAACCCGGCGGGAATCCGTGGGCCGTGAAGAGCTCGCGCGGGACCAGCATTCTCATTCCGATGTCCGCGATCGCGTAGAGCTGGCCGCGCACGAGGACCAGCGCGAAGCGGTCCTTCGTGGTGAGCGTGCCGAGCGGCATGTCCAGCTGCGGGTTCTGGTCGGTTCCGTAGTACTTGAGCAAGAAGGCCCGGACCTCGCCGTAGTGGTAGCCGCCCGCCTGGATGGTATGGATCGGATCCGTGACCGGCTGGCCATCGCGGCAAGTGCCCTTGAACTTCACCAGATGCGACGTGACGAGCGCGTGATGGTCCTTGGCCGTGATGGTCGGGATCGGTAGCTGGAGGGGCGCCCCGTCGTTCTCGTGCCCGCCGTAGTGCCGCGCCAGCATGGCCGTGACCAGGGCGCCCTGGCTGCCGGCCGCGGTGACGGTGGGGAACGGATCCCGGACATCGCGGACGCGGGGCTGTTGTCCCAGCCGCTCGCCGTTCCGCGTGTTGATCAGCGTCGCGGCGACGAGCCCGAACCGGTTCTCGACCGTCTGCGTCGGAAGCGGATGATCCAGAGAGCGCACCCGATCATCGCCGGCCCGCTTTGGTGAGTGGTACTGGACGATGAAGGGGTTCGCGGCCTCGATCACATAGCGCCGCGTGCCACGCGCGATCCGCCGCATGGTGTTCTCGGCCAACGATCGTTTCCGGTCGAAGATGGAAGGGCACAGTAGCGAGAAGTCGATGCAGTCCGCGGCCGTGAGGAAGGGCTCCAGGCCAGGCCCATGCGTAGGCTCCGGCCACACGATGGGGAGCCCGTCGCAGCGCGCCACCAGGAAGAGACGCTTGCGCATCGTGGGCACGCCGTAGTCGCAAGCTCGGAGCTCGCGCCACTCGACCTGGTAGCCCAGGTTCTCCAGCTGCTTCACCCAGCGCCGGAAGGTCAGCCCGCGACGCTCCCGGCACGGCATGTTGTCCTCCAGGAGCGGACCCCACTCCTGGAACTCCTGGACGTTTTCGAGGCAGATCACCCGAGGCTTCACGGCTTTGGCCCACCGGATCACGATCCAGGCGAGACCGCGGATCTTCTTGTCCACCGGCTTCCCGCCCTTCGCCTTCGAGAAGTGCTTGCAGTCGGGCGAGAACCAGGCGAGCGCGACCCGGCGCCCGCCGCACGCCTTCACCGGATCCACATCCCAGACGCTCTCGCAGAAGTGGCGCGTCGCGGGGTGGTTCGCCGAGTGCATGGCAATGGCCTCGGGATCGTGGTTGATCGCGATGTCCGGCGAACGGCCGAGCGCCCACTCGATGCCGAGCGAGGCCCCACCCCCTCCTGCAAAACTATCGACTATGAGGTCGTCCGAGTGGATCCGGATGGCGGGAGGGCGGTTCACGCGAGGCTCCCGAACAGCGGTCGCTCATCGCGGCAGATCAGCCCGCGGAACACCTCGCGCGCCGCGTGCTCCTCGCTGATCCCCAGGAGCCACGGCTTCATCAGCGCGAGGTAGAGATAGGAGAGCATCACGGTGTTACCGGCTCCTCGACTGCCTCTGATCCGGCGCCCTCCGACTTCGTGTAGATCCACTCCCCGTGCTCGATTACCTCCGGATCGTCCGGGTTGTCCTGGAGTCGGATCACCTGCGCGGTGCGCTCCATTGGGCAGTTCGCGCAATCCTCCAGGATCATCTCGCCCTCGCGGAAGCGCTCCCACTTGTGCCCGCTCGCCGACGTGCAGGGCGGCTCGGCGTTCTCGCTCGCCACCGGCGCGCTCGGCAGCTCCAGCTGCTTGGGATCGCAGATCAGCGACCGGATGAGCCCGAGCCTGCCATCGATCCGCTTCCGCGCGTCCTTGGCGCGCTCCTTGTGCTCGCTCTCCTCTTTCTCCAAATCCGCGATCTCGAGATAGATCCGCCGCGCCTTCCCCACGGTCTCCGAATCGTCCAGCCGATCCTCGAGTTCCTGGTTCTGCTCCACTTCTTCCATCGCCGTTCCCTCCCTGAAAATCAATAAGGCGCGGGGACCCTCAGGACCTGGGCGCCGCCACGGGAAGTCCGTTTACGCCCGACCCCTTGGGCACTCCCGCGCCCGAATCGTCGCCATGCTCGGCAGCCGCCCGGCCCTCCGAAGCCTGTGATCGATTCGCCTCCACCACAGCCGCCATCCCTATCCGAATCGATCGCGCAAGCCGACGGCGCGCTCGCCTTTCTTTCAGCAACCGGATCCCGGCAAGCCATGCCGTCTTCGCCATTCCGTGATGCTCCTTCAACACCACGGCACCGCAGCGGCGGACGTGCTGGTCGATACGCGACTCGTCCACCGTCTCCGCGTCGCACACGACGCACTTCCACACGGGGGAAGAGCGCTCCGTGTCCAGCTCGAGGAGTACCTGCGGGCCGTACATCATGACGCGCGCGGGTCCGGCGGGCCGCTCCTCAGCAAACCCACCATCAGCTTCAATGGATTGCCTCGCCCGCGCGCTCTCATGGCTAGAAGGGGAGGTCCGGGTCAGCGGCCCGAGCGCCAGCCTTCACGGGACCGGCGCCGGTGGGAACCGCACCGCGCTTCGCGGCGGACTTCCCGACGTAGTCGTTCACCACGTTCTTGTCCCGGTAGGTCCCTTCGCCCTTCTCGATCTTGAGCTCGACCTGGATGTTCTGGTCCTGGCACTCCTCGGCGGTGAGGTCGCCCTTGTCGAAGTTGATCCCCGCGCTCTCGCAGAAATGCCGGACCTTGTAGAGCATCCCGGGCGTGAACACGAGGTAATCGAACACGTCCGTCTCGGTGTTGTCCGCGCCGTAGCAGGTGAGGATCAGCTTGATCATGTCGTTCCCCGACTTGCTGACCTCCTCGGTCGCGCGCTTCACGACCGCGCTGTAGACGCCCTTCTGGAACAGGGGATTGGGCTCGGTGGCCTCGTCGGGCTTATACCGCGGCATGGCTTTCCTCCTTGGCCGCGGACGCGGCGGGCTTGGTGGACTTCTTCGACTCCGTGACCTGGGCGGGCTGCGCGATCCGTGCCTCGACCATCGCGATGCACTTCGCGATCGCCTCTTCCGGCATTTCCGCGAACGAGCCCGCGTCCGAGGCGTCGAGCCACTTCTGGACGATCTCCGCGTTCTCCTTCTCGGGATTGATCTTCACGGTGTCCACGAGATGGGTGAGCCGCGCGACCTGCTCCGGAGTGGCGAGCTTCACGGGCTCCGTGCCGCGCTCCAGAACCTCGCGACCGTACCGATCCGCGATCGAGGCGTAGGACAGCGGAAAGGATTCGCCCTCGGAGAAAGCCTGGATGCGGGACTTCCGGACGATCGCCACGCGCTCCTGGCCGCGCTTCTCCGTCGCCAGCACCAGGTCGAACATGTAGTCGAGCTTGCTGAAGCAGTCGAAGGTCGTGCCCATGACCTCGAAGCTGTTCCCGACCTTCTTGTAGCTGACCTTCTCGTGGGACGTGATCACCACGTTCATGTCGAGTCGGTAGATCATCCCGAGGAGCCGGCGGATGGCGCGGTCCGGGACTCGCTTGTGCCGCCCGAACTCCATCCCGTCCCCGCCGTCCTCAGCCGCGAGAGCTGCGGCCTGGGCGTCCAGGGCCTCGTTGTAGGCCACGGTCAGAGGATCCACGATCAGGGTCCGGTACTCGTGCTTCTCCTGCATCAGGGCGAGCACCTGGTCCGTGATCTCGGTCAGGTCGGTCGTGTGCATGTAGACACCGCCCGCCTCTTTCAGCGCGGTCACGTACTGCTCGTTCTCCGCGCCGCGCTCGGTGTCGATCAGATAGGGCGATGGAAACTGGATCGCGGCCATCGTTTTCCCGGAGCCCGCCGATCCGTAGAGGAAGATCTTGAGGCGTTTCTGTACCGCCTCCGGTTTCACTGCTTTGAGTCGTCCTGCCATGGTTCCTCCGTGCGACGCCTGGACCGTGCCTAGCAGTCGGCGGCGCGTGTGAGGGGTGCGCTGCGTGCTTCTTCTCCAACAAAAGACAGCCGTGGTGTCGTGAACTGGGGTAGGGCGAGGCTGGTTGTGCTCGGGCCGTCCGTGGCCTTCCTGCGATGCCGCTCCTCCGTGAGCGTGAGAAGGATTCCGTGATCGGGATCCACGGAAAGCCGGTAGAGCCGATCGCATTCCCGGTTGGTGCAGCGGTAGTAGCGGCTCTCGCGGGAGACGAGCCGGGCGGCGCACGATGGGCAGCGAAGGCCCACCGTGTTGAGGGTGGCCTTCATCTCTCACCCGCCTGATCGGCCAGGCGCTCCATGGCGTTCGCGATCCGATTCAGGTTGTCGTCGATCGACAGAAGGACCGACACGCCGGCGGCGATGGCGTACTTAGGACCGGGATAGTCAACGATGCGAAGGGACTCGCCGTTTCGTTCCCGCTCTGCCAGCACCACGAAGTCAAGGGCAAGGCGTCGATGATCGATCAGCATCACGGCCTCCTCCCGGTCGCCCGCTGGATCACCCGCATCAGCGCGGAGACTTCCTGGTGGATGTTGTTCAGGGCGCTCCACCGCTCCCGCGCTCCGTCCGTCAGTTGCCCGCGCATCGCGTAGAGCGAAGCGATCCGCCCGTCGATGTCCTTCAACTCCGGATCGGCCGAGAGGTCGCGCTTTCCCCTGGCCGCAGCCCGGTCCTGATGGCCGAGCTGGAGCGCCTCATCGAAGCGCATGCGTTCCTCGGGAGTGAGCCCGTCGAAGTCCTGGTCCACCTTGACTTCGTTCACGAGCGTGATCGCGTAGTCGGTGCTCGGGTACTGCGCGGCGAGGCTCCGCACGTCGCGGAGGATCTGCTCGAAGTTCTCGCTCTGAGCGCTCCGGTTCATCCCGCTCGTGCCGGAGCGATCGAACACACGCGCGATGTACTTCTCGGGCCAGCGGCTCGGGCGATCGAGGAAGCCCTGCGTATTGCCCGCTTCGGGGTTCTGCTTCAGCGCTTTGGTCCAGGCGGATTCGTCGTTCACGACGCACCGCCCGCGATCACCTTGAGCTCCGGCACGCCGGGAGCGGCGCTGGGACGGACGAAGTACACAGCCTGGAAGAGATCGCGCTCGTCGCCGACGCTCACGATGCCGAGCGCGACCGAACGCTGGAGCTTCTCCGACAGCGCGTCGGCCTGCTCCACGACGAAGTTGGACCGGTCGGGGAGTGCTGCGGTGGGATCGTCTTCGTCCCACAGCACGGCCCCGTACTCGTGGCGCTCGCCTGCGTCGTCGAGGGGGATGCGATTGTGTTCGCGGATCTGAAAGCGGTAACTGCGAGGGTCCCGTGGCATGGGTGCCTCCGTTTGGCCAGCCGGAGGCTGAATCGCGGGACGATGATTCGGGGTTGACGGGTTTCTTGCTGCCGTCTACCTTCGCCACACGGTGTTCAGCTTCGCGGCTGGCATCGTCGGCGGGGTGATCTCGCGGGTTGCCCTGATAAGTGGCCCGCTTGAGAGCCTCGCCTTACTATTTACACCCCAACACCTTAGCGCCGGAGTGGTGGAACTGGCAGACGCGCCGGACTCAAAATCCGGTCCACGCAAGTGGGTGGGGGTTCAAGTCCCCCCTCCG